AATAAAAACTATTGGTTTGCCCACCGGGTTCACCAGATTGGATAAGTACATTGGTGGGTTTGTACCCGGTGAAAATGTTGTGGTCGCAGGTCGGCCCGGTATGGGTAAAACAGCATTCGCAGTCAGCATCGGGATTGCTCATGCAAAGCTGGGGGGAAGGGTTATAATGTTTAGTATGGAGATGAGTAAAGAACAACTCGCAGACCGCATACTTTCATCCCTTGGCCGGGTGGACAACCTGAAAGTGAGAAACGCTGATGTGAATGAATTTGAACTTGAAAACATCGCACGTGAATTACTGCTGATTGATTACAAATTTCAAATCGAAGACAGCACAATGCTTGACATTGCCCAAATAAAAACCCGAATTAAGACCATGAAGGTAAAGCCAACGCTGGTAATCATTGACTATATGCAGTTGGTCAAAAGCACAGGCGGTAAAAACCGGGAGCAGGAAATAGCCAACATATCCCGGCAATGCAAACTTATTGCCAAAGAATGCGGATGCACCGTGATGCCATTGTCTCAACTTAACAGGGGAACAGAGGAAGGCAATAGCCGCCCAAAATTGGCAAACCTACGAGAGTCCGGTGCAATAGAACAGGATGCAGACACGGTGTTATTCCCATACCGGCCCGATTACTACGAAGCCCAAAAGAATGGCGGCAACCCTCCTGAACTTGAAGATGCTGAACTCATTATTAGCAAGTGCAGAAATGGCATGACCGGAACGCTGCAATGCAATTTTATTGGAAAAACAGTTGAATACATTTTTTAATTAAATATAAATAACTATATTTGCACCATGAGACACGGCAGTTTGTTTTCAGGCATCGGTGGGTTTGATCTCGCTGCCGAATGGATGGGATGGGAGAATGTATTTCATTGCGAGTGGATGGAGTTTCCACGAAAGGTATTGGAATACTATTGGCCGGAAGCAGACAGCCACATTGATATATGCAAAACTGATTTCAAAAAATATGAAGGAACAATTGATGTTATTTCCGGTGGCTTTCCATGTCAGCCATTTTCACTCGCAGGAAAGCGAAAAGGAACAGATGATGAACGCTACTTGTGGGGCGAAATGCTACGAGCAATACAAGAAATTAAGCCCACATGGGTCATTGCAGAAAATGTCTTTGGTATCACAAATATTGATGGCGGACTGGTTTTCGAGCAGGTGTGCCTTGACTTGGAAGCTGAAGGGTACGAAGTTCAACCGTTTGTTATTCCAGCTTGTGCCAAAAACGCACCGCACCGAAGGGATAGATGCTGGTTTGTTGCCTACTCCAACCGTGATGGATCAAACCAATGCAACGGCAACGATGAAGTCAACGCAAGTAAAGGAAGGCAGTATGCACTCGGTTACGTTAAATCGATACCTTCAAACTTCCAAAACTTCCCAACTCAATCCCCGATTTGTGGCGGAGATGATGGGCTTCCCGCCGAACTGGACGGAATTACCTTTTCAAAGTGGAGAAACGAAAGCATCAAAGGATATGGTAATGCCATAGTACCACAAATAGCATACGAACTTTTTAAAATAATAGAACATGAGAATAAAAATCAAAGCACCACAGCACAACAGCCGGACAACATTTCGCCAAAGTGAAATCGACAGAATGAAAGAAGTAATCAGACACCAGCAAATCCGCATCAGGGAATTGGAAACCGTGCTGAAAGTACAGGACATTGACAAGGATGATGAGCATATCAAGGCCACACACCTTGCAATCAGGTCAGTATTTCCGTACTATCAGCCCGAATTTATCAAGGTGAAAGCCCGTAAACGTGAGGTGTTGGAATTGCGGCAGATATTCATTTGGATTTTGCGGCATAAAACCTCGTTATCGTTGAAGAAAATCGGTCAATTATGCGGTGGCCGTGACCATAGCACCGTGATACACAGCGTTGAAACGGTGGACAACCTGATGACTTTTGATAAATCATTTGCCCGTAAGGTGGAAGCGGTGAAAAATGCTTATCAAACATTTGCAGAACAGATTTAATTTACTATATTTGCACCATGTTAATACTCGATATATGTTTAAGTGACCTGCCCAGTGAGGCAATCACTACCGGAAAGAACGGCAAGAAGTACATCAAGCTCGTATGTGCTGAACGTAAAGCCGAAGGAAAGTTCGGAGAAACCCATTACATTGCCCTGTCGCAAAGCAAAGAAGAACGGGATGCGAAGAAACCTGCAACGTATGTTGGGGGTGCTAAAAATGTAAGTTACAAAAATGTAACATCCGAGCCGAAAGTAAGTGCAACCGATGACCTACCATTTTGATGCAGAACAAAATCATTGAAACCTGCGACCAAATCTGCTCAATGTTGGTGGAAAAGAATGTCAAGTATGGAAACTCCGCACTAGATCCGGTGCGAGTTTTCAGCAAGGCATCCACCACAGAGCAGCTTCTTGTCCGCATTGATGACAAGTTGAGCCGCATCAAAACAACCGGGATGGAAGCACCTGATGAAGACACACTCAATGACCTTATCGGGTATCTTATCCTGCTGAAAATTGCAACCAAAAATGAAAACAACACAGAAGATAAAAATACTTATGAAGTTGATAAGTTAATGACCGAATTTGCAAATCACATAATAAACAAAAAAAATGACACACGAAGATAAACGCAAACACTTTATTGCACACGCACGTAAAGGAATGAAAATGCAGGTGGTCGATGCCTGTAAAGGTGTGGCAAGTTATGCCACCGTGATAAAAGCCCTGAACAGCCCCAGCAAGTACAAAAGCAAAAAGGAGCAGCAGGTAATTGACACGGCTTTTGCGTTGCTATGACAACGGAAGACCGGGGATATAAAACGGTTGTGTATTGGAAAGACCAGATGATGTCTTTTGAACCAGTGCCTGATGAGGAACTTGAAAAAACCCTGAAAAAATATCGGAAGAAAGGATTTAATGCTGAACCGATATCGGATGACCTGATAAAAAAAATTGCAGAAAGTTTGAAAATATAAAAATCTATACTATATTTGCATCATGGAAACACAAATAAAAGTCACACACACAGGCAGCTATTCTGCCAAGTTCGAACACGATGATGTCATCTACAACATTGATTGGGAAGATGACAGCAACACCATTTATTTCATTCAGGAATTTGCACCCGGTCAAGATGGCCGCAAATGCGTGAGCATCCCGGCTGAAATTCTGCCGACACTCATCCGTATTTTCGGCACAATCCACACCGAAAATTTAAAATAACAAGGCAAAAACTAAACTAACACTTTAAAATTCCAAGGACATGAATGAAATTTTAACCGCACCTATTCAGCCAAACGAAATCGAATGGCGAGTGCAATCAGTCACCAGCACAGGCAAAATGATTGTCGTGCCGTACATCAACAATCGCTGTGTAATGCAACGCTTTGACGCTGCCTTCGGGCCGACAAATTGGACTTCCGAGTTCAGGGAGATAGGCAATGGCTTTATTTGCCGCCTTACTGTGAACGTAGATGGTCAAACAATATACCGGGAAGATGGTGCATCCAAGACAAACATCGAACCTGAAAAGGGCGGTATCTCGGATGCAATGAAAAGGGCTGCGGTGCAGTTTGGTTTGGGCCGCTGCCTGTATGATTACCCAAAAGTATTCATTGAATGCAACGACAAGTATATCCCGGACTGGGCGCAGGACAAACTGACCAAGCTGGTTGAGTGGGTAAATCTCGGTAACTTCAAGGAAGTAATAATTTTGAAGCCATGATGGGCATCGTGAATTTATTATTTGATGTTGAGGAAGGCAACGCATCCGCTTTGGATGCGTTCTGCCACCTCACCCGCATTGAAAAGCAAATCAAAGCCGCCAAAGAGCAGATACAATCCCAAGCCATAAACGAAGCGCAGTTGCACGGCAAGACCTTTCAGCACATGGGCTTTGAAATCCAATGCCGTTCCGGTGCAGGTCGCTGGAAGTTTGACCACATTGATGAATGGGCATCTGCTAAAATGAAGATGAACACCATTGAAGACCTTGCTAAATGGGCATACAAGTCGGAAGAAAAAGGAGTGATGCCCGTTACCGATGGCGGAGAGATTATTACGGCTGCTATCTATGTGGCAGGAAGTGATACCATTGCATTAAAGGAGATTGGTCATGCTGAATAAACGTGAAATCCCGAAGTCAATAGAACAATGGCTGCCACCATGCGAGGATGAAATCATTGAAGCACAGCCATACAACTATGCTGATATGCCTGATGATATCCCCAGCGTAGATGATTGGTTCAAAATCAGGGTATGGCAGGATGAATTGAACGGGGTTGCCTTAACCGGATAATCACATCAAAATGTGGATTACGCATAAAAAACAACCTTCTATTATTGGAGTAATGTTAAAACCACAGTATAATGTGATTGCACTATGTTAGCACTCGGATTAGTTTTGTATATTGCCCCTGCCTTGTTAGCATTCATCGACTTTTTGGTGGATGTTAGCAATCGCAGGGGCTAACTACTTTTATAGATAGATGACTAAAATTGAAATCGTCAAATCTATCATGCAGCAGCACATGCTCGATGGGCAGCTGATGTTGCCAAAACAAACACTCGCCAAACTTATTTACGAACAAAACCCCGGTGTATGGCCGAACGTGGATGCGGTACGAAAGCAAATAAGAGCAGCCACAGGTTCAATGGGTAGTAATTCGTACGCAAAAAAACACAGCGAAAATATGCCCGGTAAATCTACCATCGAAGAAGGCCTGAAAAAGTTTGGCCTTTACACAAAGCTACCAGTCCGCAAAGATGTAGTGCTGCCATCAGGAAAATACCTTGTGATGTCCGACATTCACTTCCCTGAACATGATCCACTTGCAATCCAAGCATCACTTGAATATGGAAAAGAAAAAGGCATCACAGGCATTGTGCTGAACGGTGACATAATTGATATGTACATGGTGAGCAGATTTTTGCAGGAAACCAAACGGCCAAGCATCCGTGAGGAATTGATAATGACAAGAAACTTCTTTCAGTTGCTACGTGAGGAATTTCCAACCATTCCGATTTGGTACAAGTTCGGTAACCACGAAGAAAGGATGCGCCATTATTTGTTAAGCAATGCCCGTGCCATTGAAGATTTGGATGGTATCACCCTTGAAGAACAACTGCACCTGAAAAAGTACGATATAAAAGTTGTGTTTCGGGAAAGGATAAAAGCAGGAAAACTTGACATCCTTCACGGACATGAATTTCAAAAGTCAATCATGGCTCCGGTTAACCCGGCAAGGGGTGCATTTATGAGGGCAAAATCTTCGCTGCTTATCGGCCACCACCACCAAACATCAAGCCACCACGAAAACAACCTGAAAGGTGATGAGATTGTTTGTTTCTCTACCGGTTGTCATTGCACACTTACACCCGAATACAACCCCTACGGCTACATCAAACAAAATCATGGGGGTGCTATCGTGACCGTATTACCTAACCGAAATTTCCACGTAGAAAATTACCGCATAATAGAAGGGAGAGTTTACTAATGTTTCACACTCCTTTATGTTTGGAAGTAATTGCAGGGGATGAAATGGAAGATGCGCTTTATGAAATGGGTATTGCACCTTCGGAAGTTGATTTGTATCAAGAGCCGACATTTCCGGTATGTTTGTACAAAATTGATTGCATGATGCCTGACAATCGCAGCACACCAAAAAAGCCGCTGACCATTATAGTGTGCGGTGAGTTGACTTACATTGTCAAGTTTTCAATAGAGCATTTGATTAACTTGGTGGATGTCCACCGATAGTTTTTACGCAAAGCATTGAGTGATTTTGCTCAATGCAATGAGCAATTTTACAAAATTTTGCTTATCCGAATGTGCAAAATAGGGTGAAATCTATGGTTTGCCCTGCGTTAAATCGCTTCACAATCTCAAACCAGTGTTTATCAGGTACAACCTGACACCCTGCCGACCACTTATTTACCCAGTCCCCAAGCCCGGCACGGTGGAAGTTTATCCCAAACAACCCGAACTGCGTTACTTTTTGGTCAAGTTGCCTGTCTTTTGTACCATCCCGGTAGATGGTTATAGGCAAAATCTGCTGAAAATAAGGCGCACCAAGCCACAAATTTGACCATTTTGCACCCGTTACAAAGCGGTGTGAACCGACAATCTGCTGTTCAGCGGCTACCGCAGTACCATTTATCCCACCAACGGTGAGAGGATTGTACACATAGAAGTCACCAGCGGTGGTGGAAGCAGGACAAACATAGACAATTTGGCCGTATTTGTACACCACGCAGAAGTCATCGAACTTATTTGTCAGCTTATCATCTGTGCGAAGCCATACAATCCCATGATATTGCGGCAACCACTTGCGTTTTTTCAATTCGTTGGCTATGTAATTGGCCAGTGCTTCGGTTGTTTTCGGGCCGATAACCCCATCCGCTTTCAGGTTTGCCCCGTTTTTGTTCAGTAGTTCTTGTAGTGCTTTCATTTGGCTATGAATAATAATGATGATAAGATTGCGATATTTCGCCACATATTTCTTTTGCTACGCATTTTATTGTTATCTGTGGCACATTGTACCAACTGCTCACTTTGAGTGGCTCTAATGGCTTCTAAATGCATTATCGCACTATCCTGTAATTTTATGACTTCCTCTTGGCTGTAAATTACCACGCTGTCATCACTGATAATCTCCCAGCATAGGCGGTTTTCATCAATCAGTGCGGCAAGTTTTATCGTGTCCTTTTGCAGTTCTGTAATAGTCAGCGTATCGTGGACATATTTTGTCCTAATTTCACGCACCCTTTTTACCTTTTCAGGTCGGTTGATCAGCAGAACAGCATACTCATTTTTTATGCTGTCAATTTCGGCTGTCAGCGAGTCAATCAGTCCTGTGTCTGCCTGTGGTTTTTGTTGTGTCGGGCAATGCCCAAAGACAAGCACAATACCAAGTACACCACAAAGCACAAAAAGCCAATCACTTCTTTTCATCCTCCGCAAAGAAATTGGTAACGAATTTACCGACCGCACCGCATACACCTGAAATCAGCATCAACTTGGGATGGTCAAGGTTAAGCCCGGCAACGAATAAAGATGCAGCCGCAATGCTGTCTCCCAAAACACGGAAACGCTTGGGAGTGGGTTGGAAGTAGTTTTTAAGTTTCATCTTCCTTGACCTCGGTATGGTTTTGCTGACTTGTGTTTGTTCGCTGACTTCGTGTGTCTGCCCAGTTTGCTTTTGCTTTTCGGTTGCCACTTGATTACTTCTTTACTTTTTGCCATGTTTGAAAAACTTGTAAATGCCTATGCATGATAAAACAAGGGCAGCTGTGAAAGACAGGAATTGAATAATCGGGAGCAACTTTGCAGCAGCCCCAGCTAACCATAAAAGCCAACTACCTACGATGGTTTCAGTTTCGTGTTTCATTAGGGAAAGGGCGGTGCAGGTTTAGGAACGTATGGAATAAGCGGTAGGTTTTGCACCCACATACACAATGGATTTTCGCATTGGTCGATTTCTTCAACGGAGATTACCCACCTATCGTCATTGTCTTGAATGGGGTTGAAGTAGCTATCATCCATGTACCATTGGCCGATGAGTAAATCTTTGTCAGTTTCAGTCAACAGCCCTACATATTGGCTGTAATTTTCGGGTGCTATTTCGGATAGTTTATACATTGCGAGAAAGTGTAGTTTGGTATGCTTGTACTACGGTGTAGAAATTAGCGGCTTCGGTGTCGGTTAGGCCATCACCGATAGATGCAAAGGCACATTGGCGATTTGAAAAAAATATTGATGATGAATTTCTATTTGCTGCTCCCAAATAAAGTGAAGATGTTGGTAAAGTACCTGTATTTGTTGTGGTTCTTGAACCAAATTCAGAGCTATTTTTATATACTTTTAGATCAGTTGATGAAATTCTTATACTTTGATAAAATCCTATGGAGTTAGAATTAGAAATACTAATCCTTTGACCAACAGCATAATGGTCGACAATTAATGATCCTGATAAATTTATAATTAAACGCAACCTTGATGGATCGCTTGGGTCTACTTCATTTGTAACGACTGACAAGTCATCAATTCCAGTTGTATTGTCAGTTCTTGAATAATAACTAACTGATGTATTGTTTAAACTTAATGATGAATTTGGTGTTAATTTCGTGTCAGCATAAGCATTAGTTCCATTAGGCAATGCCCCTGTTGAACTATGTGTCCATCCACCTGAAAAGACCAATCTAAAAGCAGCATTCAAGTCCCTTGGGTCTTTCAAGTTCCATTTGTGAGTTGATGCAGTACCACCAACAAAAGGATAGATTGCTTTCATCTTTGTCCAAATGCCGTACGCTTTCAAATCAACCACCAAAGTATTGATGGCACTCTGCTGGGTAGCATTTGTTATTCCAGCAGCTATGATAAATGCAATTGCATCAGCATCATTGCCAGCACCTGCTACAAATGAGCGAACACCAATCCTTATCATACGTTATACGCTACGATGCTGCCGATTGTCAGTGTGATGCTGCTGAAATAGTCACCTTCGGGCAAGGAAATAAAAGTGCCTTGTTTCAGGGTGATGCCTGTCAGTCCAAGGGTTGTCATTACACTTGCCGCATTTTTGTCAAGGGCTGCGGAAACAACCGCATCTGCGTTAACGACAAAACCCTGCCAACGGCCAGTGTTTGCGCCTGTTCCTGATAATACCTTGCAGCCAGTGAAGCCGCTCATAAATTCTGTTGCTGTACTCATTTTATTCTATTGTTGGGAATGTTAAATTGTTATTGGGGGTGTCGCAGTAATCTCTCAAATTTGGGCAATGATATTCGATAACGGCTGCAACTCCGCTAACGATGTCCGTTTGGGCGTCATAAAATGGGGTAATGCTGTCGTTGATTACCCATGTTCCTGCGATGTTGTTTCGGTACACATAACGTAGCATTGAGTAAATGTCCAGCATGACCGTGTGCATATCGCTGATGCGCTCTACCGCATCGGTAAAATCTTCTCTGTGCCTGTCAGCAATGGCAATCGCAAAGCGATAAATCACCTTGTCAACGGTCACCTGACTGCCATCAGGAAAAATCCGCATCAACGGATAAAGCTGCTCACCGCTTGTATTGATATTCGGCTCAATATTTACGATGGTTGCCTTTATCTGCTTGTGGTTGTTTCCCGCAGTTTCGAGTGCTTCCAGTAGTTGGTTGATTGTTACCATTTAAGTAGATTTTCAGTTTGTTTTCGTTTTTTGTCCTGACTTTATTCATGAAAAGAAACCACGTAAAAATTTATAGTCATCATCTTCGCCCAGATAAAACCCACCAAATAAGTACTGGTTTTGTGGATTGATTACATCCAAGCCACTTGCAGGGTTTTGGTATTCGGGGAAAAGTGTATCATTTTCAGCCAAGTACAGGCGCAGTCTTTCAGCGTAGTATTCTGCCTTATTTTGGTAACGCTGCTCAATCATGCGAAGTTGGTCAACATCCACAGCGTTTGCATTTTCTGCGCCACGACTTGCCGCTGACTTGTTCATCATTTTGTAGGTCAATGGAAGCATTGAGTCCAAAATCACATAATGATAAAGGCAAGGTGCAACGTATTTGTTGACCAATGTCAGGTAGTTACCACCAAGCCCAGCCCCGTTGATGTCATCACAAATCTTGTCGTATAGGGTGCTTCCCAAAATATCACGGATGTACACATCCTGTGCGGTGCGCATGGCTGTTTGAAGCAACTTACTATCGACATTCTCATCGATAGGGGTGTTCTTCTTTACATCCTGCTCACTTACGAAGTATGCGAAATTAGCCATTGTTTCTTCTCCTTACTATTCTTTGCTTCCATTCATGCCGACAATGCGGAATGTGTAAAGGTGGTTCGCTTTCAGGCACGGTGTACCACCCACCCCGGCGAAGCCATACGCTATAACCTAAAATTGCACTCATCTGGTCGATTTCTTCACGGGTGTAAAGTTTACCCATGTCCACCATACGAAGGCAAAACTCACGACTTTTTCCACCGGGTTGCAACGGCAACGCATCAGGATCTAAATCGTACTTGTAACGCAGTTCCAACTTTGGAAGTTCGGTGTCTGCAATCTCTCCACGGCCAATGTCGGTGATTTTGATTGCATTGTTTGTCCAGTTTATCTTGCCGCTGTCCTGCAAAGTTTTCAAAATCTTGATAACTTCTTCTTCTCCTATTTTGGTGGCGGTGGAAATGTCTTTCAACGTGGCTTTTTCATCGGAATTTACCACAGCCAACACACGCTTTTCTTTGGTGGTCAGTTCAAATGTGAGTTTCACTTCCTCAAATTCGGACTCATCAGCCCCAAATTTGGCAAAAACTGACAAGTCATTGTCTGACCATTTGTGAAATTCGCAACCCTGATGGCTAAAATTTTCGGGAGTTGCTGTTTCTGTTGGTGCAGTTGCCAACGCATCACCGCCCGGTATAGGTGGAAGCCCTGCCAATGCACGTTTTTCATTCACGGTCATGTTGGCAAGTACGTTATTTGCTACAAGTGGCGACAAGCTGTTAATGTTTTCAATCACTTTTTGTGCGCTATCTACAACTGTCTGGGTAGCTTCACCCAATCCGAGTGCTGTACGGGCTTCCTCTACGGTCACAATTCCAGCCCCATGCAATGCAACGTAATCAACTCCCAGAAAATCGCTGTCTTTGGTGGTTAACTCGATGCCGGGATAAACGCTTTCAAGTGTATGTTGTAGGCAAGTGTCAACTTTTACTTGACGCTTGTTAACGTATGACTTATGGAACAACTCATATGCTTCAATCATTTCATTACGCTGACCAAGTGCGCCTTCGGTTGCGTAACCGAGCAGAATTTTCGGAAAGTTGTGGCCGATAAAGATTTCATCCTGCACGGTTTCATTCAGTTGCAGGAATTGTTTGTCCATGTCGGAAGGTTGCAGGTGTGCAATCTCCGCAGACTTTTCGTTCATCTCATTGAACTGAATAAGCACACCACCTGCGTTGTCCGTGCCTGTGGTTTTCTGCTTGAACTTCCTCTCAAAGTTAAAGGCAATTTCTTCGGTAGGTTGACCTTTGAACAACTGAACCAGTGTGCCGTTGGCAAACCCATTGCGGATGTTGTTATTGTGGAAGTTGGCTATCTCAACATCAATTTCAATATACTGCAAACAATGCTGATATGGGGGCAACGGATAAACACCCAAGGCAGGTGCATATTCTCGGAAGTAGTACAACTGCACTTCCATTGGTTGGGCCTTTTTCGGGTTAAAAGGTGCATAATGCTTCATGTCCTCATGCTTTGCCTTTTTCCAATCCTCTGCATACATATAGATTTCGTGGTCAAGTGTCCGAATGTTGCTGAAATCTACGTGATACAAAGCAGAAATTTGCCCCACTTTGTTGTAGTGTACCTCATAGGCAAATCCGTTGAACAATTCATAATCCAGAGCTAACTTATTTTTGAACTCCTGAATACCCTCATAAGGGTTAACGTAGTCAATTACCTTAACTGCGCTGGGGTTGCCATCCACAAGGGTTTCTTCACCTGCAACAAAACGGGCTTTCTGCCTTACAATAGCCCCATGTTTTGGGCTTCTGTTGTAAAATTCAAGTAACGTATCGGGAAAATCGTTCTTTTCCCCATAGGTAACGATGCCTTTATTCTTGTTTTCCTTGAATTTAGGCAACTTTGACTCGGTAAAATTTATGCGTAATAGGTCGAAACTCATCCGATGTGGTGTTGTTTAATAGTTGTATTGACCTCGTGGTCGTTAAATGCGGTATGCGATGCGGTAACATAAGCCAATCCCCGGTCAACTTCCTGCGATGCAAGTAATGGGTTGGTATTGGTGGGGGATGTTTGTGCGTATAATGCCCAGTAATGCGTTCCTACCGCCAATGTTTTTGCTGCACTGCTGCCCTCTACAAATGAAAATAGCTGGTATCTGTTGGGTGCTGTGCTTGTATCGGTTACAATAAATGCCTTTTGTTCCTGGGACATTTCGGACTCAAACACCAACAGATAATACACGGGAGAAACGGTCACCTTTTCTCTGCCTGTGATTATCAATTCGGGTGTTCCTGCTTTGGTTATGTACAGCATCCTACTAATATAAGTAGGTCGGTTTCATGTTAAACAAAAAAGGTGGTCAATGACCACCCTTTCTGCATGAAAACACTATGAAAAATCAAAGACCCAGCGAAGTTACAACAGCGGCCTGAACTTTCAAAGGTAAATCGGTCTCTTTGTGGAGAAAATTTAATACATGACCTTTGAAATCACCGAACGCTTGTCCGAAGTTGGTTTCACTCTGCTGCAACTGAACACCATAGTCAGCACCCAGCAGCCAGTAGTCACCACTTGCATCAAGGGCAATGGCCAACATCCTGTTTTGAGCAAGGAGTTTAATCTCGTTGCGCTGTGCAGTGGTAACTTTGTGCAGACGTGCAACAAGGTCAGCTTCGTAAAACACGGTTCCGTTTTCAGTTGAAGGAATGGTTCTCCAAGTCATGGAGCCAGTTTCCTTTTCCAACTCATATTTGAAGTAGCTTTTGCCACCACTCAAAGTGTGGGCAGAAACTTCTCCGCTTGATTTGGTTAGAGTAGATTTGGCGTCGAACTCAACGAGCCAAATATTTTTGATACCTGCGGCTGCGGTTTTGCAGTCCAAGGTAAATCCAGTTGTTAATACACAAGCCATATTATTTTTTTAAATTAAAGGGGGGTAGGGTTTTTCCCCACCCCCCGGGTTAAACTTTCTCTATTCGGTTAAAATTAGAGTGTGAAAAGAACAACTTGCTCAGGGTAAGCAACCTGACATCCGTATTTGAAAGCGGTGTGGAATTGTACTCTGCGCTCGAAAGGATTGAAGATAAATTCAAACTCTTCTTCTTCGTTCATCATGTCAGTACCCAAAAAGAAATTTGACCACAGACCAGCAACGATTTTGTTCGTTCCGTTCATGCCATGCAGACCGTAAATCTTGATGCCAGTGATAGGGTCAACAATCTCCATCTCTGCGATTTCGTTTGCAGGGTAGTGGAACAGGTTAGCAGTTACCAACCACTGTCTGTAAAGACGGAAAGTATCTGTACCCATAGCAATCATCAGGTCAGGTTTTCCAAGCAGTTCAGCAGGGATAACGCTGTAAATGGTAGTGATGATGTCATCGATGTTGGAAGCAGTGATAGAAGCGTAAGCGTTAGCCACGTTACCTTTGATAGGGTCACCTGCACCACCGAAACCGAGGTCTCCGAGGATAGTCAGGAAGCCATCCCAGTAACCCAAGTTGCCAGCACCGCCTGTGGTATCACCCTGCCAAATTGAAGTTTCGATAGCTTCGGCAATTTTGGCAGCTTTTTCAGCTCCGATTTGCTCGGTGAATACACCCATGTCGATAGCTTCACCTGCGGCAAGAGCTTTCTGTGTGTATTTGGTTTCAAGGTCTTTGGGGCACAAAGTTTCCTGAACCTTAACTTTTCCAACGGTCAGTGTGCGCTTGGACAGGGTAGTGTTACCGCTTGTCTGATAAGAGCAGCTGTCAGATTGGAAGTAAACGTCTGAATACAGCAAAGGCAGTATTTCAGCAGATTTGATACCGGGGAGAACCTGTCCAGCACCCTGCAACAGACGTGCAGTTTTGGCGGTGAACATCGCTTTGGTCAGAAGGTTTAAGCTCTCTTCTTTGGTGTAATTGGTGAGACCTGTTACGTCAAATGCCATGATTTTATTTTATTTTTTGATTGATTTGATTGCGGAAACAAAGCCAAAGAAATTTTCCTCTTTTTCGGGTTTAACTGAACCGAATGGCTTTTTGGTCGGCTCAGGGGTGGTGGCTGCGAACTTTTCAAACACGCTGAAAGTTTCTTCAACTTTGCCCAGTATGTTTACAAGTGCAGTTTCAAGGGTAGCGATTTTCGCTGCCAGTTCTTCGTTAGCGGCACGGAGTGCGTCGAACTGCTCAACGGATGCAAACTGATTTTCAACCTCAACTTCCTCAACGGGAGTTTCTTCTTTGGTTTCAATCATTTCAACCACACCATCTTTGGTTGTCACCAAAAGACCAGTGGTAGTTTCATGCACTCCATCGGGAGCAGGAACGATACCTTCTTCGCCTTTAACATTCAATAGCATTCCAGCGGCAAGTTCCTCACCTTCAAAAACTACGATAGTGCCATCGACCAAAGTCAACTCACCAAACGCAGCAGGGATGGCTTCTTCGCTGAAACGCTGCTTCACTTCTGACATAAATGCCATCAGCGATGCTTTCATTTCGGCTAATTCTGATTTAAATTCCATATATCTTAAAAGGTAGATTGATTTTAACCTATGCAAAATTTTTCAGCATGGCGGTTATTTCACGCATCATTTCAAGGACTTCATCCTGTTCTTCCATGTCAAAAAGCCCCTCAACGCTGAAACCTTTCCATTCGCCATCCTTAACTTTTGCCCATATTTCCTCATTGTCTATTAAATAGGTCAGGAACCAACTGCCATCCTTTGCATCTTCGTACCCGGTAGGTGGCATCACACCACGTTTGCGGTCAATGAAGTAACTCTCAATCATGTGGACACCCTCTTTCACGGGGTTGGCATGGTCGGTATTCACTGCTTTGTAGGCGTCATTGCGGACAAATTTCTTTGCAATTTTCCAAATGGTGTCAGCATCGAATGTCACATAGTATTCACCCCTGATGTCATCGTAGCGGTAAATGGGTAAATCTGCCAACATTGCCGGGCCTGTCACGATTCGTTTTTCTTCGGATTGAACCGAGTATGCCTGTCGCATATCTATCTGTTGCAATTTACGACTTGCCCATTCGATACCCTCATCACCACCCCAAGCCAACCACATCAGGCGGCCACATCCATCCCCAAGTTCTTTGTCGCTGTTCTGCCTGTGCCTTTCAAACCCTGCCATCCTTGCAATAGTGTCACGGGTAATGGCTTCACCGTTAGCTAACTGATTAGCCCTGATTTTACCGACCGCTGTTCCGCAGTCACCCCATCCGTTTTCTTCTGCCCAACGCAAAGCAACCTTTGCATTTTCTTTGGCGGCTTCGGGGTAGTCATCGTAGCTTTCAAATTTCTGCAATTCGTCTTTGTGGTATAGGTATTCACTATCTGCTGTATGTGTTGCGCCAGTCATTAACCTACCATCGGCATCTTTATGCGTTGGCCCTTCATACAATTTACCATCTTTGGTATAATGTGGCATACCTTCTGCAAATTTATCTTTGCTGCTCCATTTGGAATAACACACGGCTGCGGCTTGGTCTTGCTCCATGCCTTCGCCAATCATTACCGGGATGCAACGGCTGATAAATTCATCTTCGGTTTCGTTTGCTGTCGGATCAACGAATTGGTCTTTGAATAGCATGAAGTCTTTTTGTATGGCTGGGCGGTCAACTAACGAAACAAAGTCCACCCCTGTTTCGTCATCATCATTGACCACAATTTTGTACACTGGTAATTCCATAATTATAAAAGTAGGTTTAAACGACACTTGTATTTCTTAACCTGCGAACCCTTGTCTGCGTTTTGGTGATGTCACCTTCAAGAACGTACACTCTGCCCATGCCACCGAACTGACCTTCTTCGGGTAGGGCACCGCCTGTGAGTGGGGTCATTGGTGAAGGAGCAGCACCTACCGCACCCATTCCGCCACCGCCACCGCCACCACTTGCACTACCGCCACGCAAAATATCCCTTGCACGTTTTGCGTTACTTAATACCATTGCCAATCCTGATGCGTATACGGCAGCACCTGCAATCTGTGGGCCGGGAGCAGGAACACCCATTGCCGTCATGTTTCGTGCGGTGTTACGTGCTTCAACTATTGTGGATGAAATCGCCTTTGCTGTATCGGCTGCAATGGCTGCGATTGCGAATGCCTTTTGTGCATCACTACCCTCTTTCATAAGCCCTGCCATTGCATTAAGTACATCGGATGCAGCTTGTAATCCTTGCATACGGATATCATGCAACGCTTGTTCTTTGCGCTTTTCATCCTCAACTTCCTTGTCTTTTATGTCCTTTCGCTTTTGGGCAAGTTGCAATTCAAGGGCAGCAACTTCCTCTCCATTTTCTTTGCGGATGCGGATTTCATCCTTTAACCTTTTTACTTCTAAATCTGCTGCGGCTGCGTTCAGTTCTTCGGTTGTGAGATTTTTGTCATATAGTGCCGCTTCCTGTTTTTTGTAGAAATCGTTTAACGCTGTAATTTCTTTGTCATTGGCTTGTTTTTTCCACGATGCTAAATCTTCTTCCGATTTCTTATCTTCTGCTGCTTTTTTTGCATTGGCATCTTTGGCTATTTTGGCAATTTCATCATTGAATATTTTTTCGGCTGCAATATATTCAGCAGAACCCTTGTTAAATCCTTTGACACTTGCTTTAAATCTACGTTCGGCAATTATTTCAGCACGTTGAACCTCGGTTTTACCCACCAATTCCGCATCCAATATCAGTTGTTCGGAACGCTTTTTCAATTCATCTTGCCTTGCCTTTTCATCCTGTGCTGCTTTGGCTGCTGCTGCGTTTGCATCGTCTTGGGCTTTTTTTCTTTTTTCGATTGCAGTCTTTGCCTTTTCCTGATTTTCCAACGCCTTCGCTTCATTTGGAAATCCTGCCTTTAATTGCTTGTCGTAAAGACCCTGCGCTTGGGTAACTTCCTGCTGTGCGGTTTGCAGATTTTTCAAACCCCTTTTCCCTAATTCCTGCGCACCTTTGTCTATGCCCATTAACGCACCAACTGCCCCAGCGTAAAAGTTATCCCATGAAGAAGTCTGCTCGTCAAGGTCGCTGTTTTGCAGCTCCAATAAACGCTTAGTTTTTTCCTGTAATATTTGGGCTGCTGCCTCTGTCCTTGCCCTTTGTGCAATTACCAATATATTTTCTTTGGTGCGGTCAGTCAATGTTTTCATTGAGTCCGCATTGTCAAGGTTTATGTCATTGGTTTCAATCCCTGCTTCCTTTAACTTTTCAAGAGCAAACTTCCTTTCGGCTTCCGATTTGGTGGTGTCCTGAACTATGCTATTGTAGAAGTTTAAATCATTTGCTTGGGTTCTTGTGGCCTGACCAGCGATGTTGATTTGGTCATTCATCTTCTCCATTTCGGACTTGGCAAATCCAAGCGAAACGGCAATCTCATCCCAGTATGCGGCAACGGTTGCAAGTCCTGTCAAAAGCAATCCAAGCCCGGTAGCCATGAAAACCTTGGATGCGGTGGTCATTTCTTTGAATGCCTTTACTGCATCTTGACCAAGGGTTGTGAATTGTTTTTTTGCCGCATCCAAACCTTCCAATCCCTGTGCGAATGCCATTGCACCCTGCACTTTTAAAAGGGCTTTTTGCACATCTTCGCTTTCAGCACCAAACAAAGCCATCGCACCTTGTGCAGCTTGGAAGCCATTTGCAACACCTTTGGCAATGGTGTTTATTCGGTTGAATTTGTCGGGGTGCAATGCCTGAATTTTCTCATTCAGGTCATCCATTTGGTCTTTCAGGTCTGCAACCCTTTTGGCTGCTTCAAGTGCCTGTGGTGAAAACTCCCCAAACTTCTGCGACATCGCTGCCGCTTCTTGGGTTGCTTCCCTGATTTGTGCTTTCAGCGATTTAACGCTATCCGTGCCTTTGGTTTTGGCCTCTAAATTTATTGCTACTGTGGTTGTTGCCATTTTATTTGTTTGTTAATGCGTACCATTCTGTTCCATCACATACTAAACAAGCCGTTCCGTAATGATTATTTATTGTGTAATTTGCTACCCCGTCAATCAACTGGTCTGCGTATGCGTCAATGGTGAGTGTTCCCTGCGCACCTTTTTTTACAATCCAATATAATTTGTTGGATGCGGTTGATGCGTCAGGTAATGTCAATGTGTGGTTTCCTGTTCCAAGCGAAATAATTATATCATCATGTAAGTCAATATTATAATTGTTAGGTGGGAAAGCAAAACGATTTGTGCCGAAATTATTTGCTGTCATCAACTGCCCTTGCAGCCACACTTCGTCAGCCCCTACATTCTGCACACCCTCACCAATAACCACGCTGCGTTCACTATTTGGTAAAAAGGTAGTTCCACTTGTCGCAAAGGCAGCATTTGCCCTACCAAGGTTAGTCACTGCATCCCCAGTTACTACACCGCTTCCAATGTTGTTGTATTGACCTACTGAAAATCCTTTGTTTTGAATAACCCTTCCCGGTAAATTACTACCATCGTATGGGTCTCTTTCAAATTCTTGGGTATCACCACCGCCACCACTTGACTGCGTACCGCCACCGCCAACGGTTCCTGTGGTTGCTGTGAATGTGGGCCCGGTTTTGAGGAACAAAAACTCACAGATATTTACCGATGGGTTAATCGGGTCGTAGTCCTCAATTTTATTCAGGCGGAAGTAATTGCCGTCAAAGAAATAAAGATCACGGAAAGACAATTTTTCCATGTCAGCCGGGGTCAGGTAGAAATTACCCTTTACCAACTTGCTGTCTTTGTCCACTATTTCATTGATGTATTTTCTCCAATAAGCATTATACAGGTTGTTGTTGGTTACTGGTGTTCCACCGGGAAGTCCAATATATTGAGGAAGTCCAAAATTTATATCAGTAGTGGATGCCAATGGATCGCTCAAATGACCCATGTATGGGTAGTTTGTTTTTGTTGTGGTGGTTGGTGAAGATACGGGTGTTGCTTTGCCATAGTGAATTGTGTATGTTTTGCAACTCATGTACTTGTATTGCAGTAACCTTAATTTACCAGCTTTTCCATCCTGATTGTCAGTTGAATTACCCGGCAGATATTTATCATCAAAACCAACATTGATTAGTGTTGTTGGCTGGAAACCAACTTCGATTTTCTTTTCGTCTTTTATGAAGTCATTGTTTATCGTTATCTGTCTGTCTCCATAAACCCTGTCAAAGTCTTGTTTGTATGCCTTGTTATCGTCATCGTCACCTTCGGAGTATGTGAATAGATATTTACCTGCATCCAATTCACCCATTGGTGTTATGTCCAATGGCTGTGACAAGTCCCTTTTTTCTGTCCAATCCTGTACCGTATTTGTGTAGAAATCATCACGTGGCAATACCAACAATGTTTTATTCATGTCTGTTGCTTCCACGTACAGATTAAACATCGTAAAAAGCCACTTCATAAATTCACGCTGTTTTGTTTCTCCCTGAAAAAACCCACCGAAATCTATGGTTTCGTCATAACCCCATGTTGTTGGTTTAATTTCATTAAAAATTCCACTGCCTGTTTTTTGATTATATGTCCACCCTGTCAATGGGGTAGTAAAACTGCTGTCAAAAATATTCTCTAATCGTATTTCAATAGTATCATTTCTGTTCAAATAAACATTGTAAAAATCAACTAATTGGTCAAGTGTTCCCGAACCTGATGGCCCAGCAAAACCCTGTTCACTGATGCCGACATTGAAAATATTGCCATTGATATAAATTCCGTATACAGCATAAAACACGGTCGATGGTGTAATACCTGACACGGTTGCATTGTTATCAATAAAAATATTGTAATCTCCCGAATACTGACAAGTGTAAACTCCGGTTGTGGTGTTGTATTGGTTTGATGGATCAGTTATTTCATTATTAAAAATCAATTTATTACCAGCTGTAACCGTTACATCTGTTGACCTTTCAGCTTCAAAATATCTTAATGCCACATCATCCTCGCCCAATATCGGAAATCTTGTCGGGCATGGAATAACAAGTCGCTTGAACTGCGCTGAATTGAAAAACGAACCACTTGAATAGCTGTAACCTGCACCGCTGAAAATCTTATCTACTACCGTTTTCGCATACATATAAACGGTCATGTTATCAACATTTAGATTTTGATAATCTTTGTATGTGCCATTGTCCATCCATCCATAGACATAACCCTCACCAATGGGTGCGCCACCGCTGAAATTTACATAACCGCTTGAACCATTTTTTACAATCGAAGTGTCCCATGAATTGAATATATTGGTGGCATTCAGCACGTGGTTGTATTCGGTAAAATCTAAATCTTGAAGTTTACCATCCGAAATCTTTGCGAATAGATCAGCCAACTCCCCGTGCATTGAGCATTCGTACTCGATTTGGTTCAGGTCGTTAACCTTAATCGACAACAAACGGATAAAACCTTCTATTTGCGTGACTTCATCCACGGTCAACAGCGCATCGGCTTTCAGGTTAGGATTGAAATCAGGACTGAAATTGGTGGATGTCGTGTTGCGGATGGACAAGTTCAAATCAAACAAGTGGGTGAACAGCTTGTTATTTGTTTTTGTACCGGGCAGGGTGAACGTCTTTGTCCAGTCCGATGACCTGCTTTCAGGTTCACGAATGTCAGCAATGCTCTTGTTTATCTGTATTCCAAAATCGGTGGGCAGGTCAACGCTGTACCCACCGCATACTAATCTTACGTTGTTCATGCGTTTTGTAACCTTTCGGGTTCGGTATATTCAACTGTGATTTGCAGGTTGTTCGGGCCATCAATGTAGTCAAATACCTCGTAGCTTGTGTCGGTTATGTTGACCGGAATGTTGCCGAGAAAAACCACCGGGGATGCAATCAAATCTTGCAGCCACTCAAATTCGGTTTCTGTCAACCAATTTGTGTTCAGCACCACTTGCTTTGTCTTTTCGGTTGCATAGGAAGTCATCCCGTGCTTACTGGTGTCGTACACATACTGCACTCCGCTGATGCCGTAATTGTTCCGCTTAAATTGTTTGCGAGTGACGTTGTATTTATCTCGTGACATCATGCTGCACCGCACCGTTTCAAAGCCACCCAATGGGTTCAGGAAGTACAAATATTGTGGGCTGTATTTACTGCATTCTTCTACCACATCAAACCGATACGCTTCCGTTCCGGGGGCAAGTGATCCGTTTACGACTTGCACCGTGTAGTAACTTGTATTGGCAGGAACAACACTCCCAGACGTTCCGCTGATTAAGGAACCCTGTGCGATAAGGTTCAGGTTGTTAGGCCCGGCAGCCACACGGAGCAAATATTCGGACTTGTCGGTTGTGGTGTCAAAGGTGTTATTGATTACCGATGTGGTTGTAGAACCTGCGCTGTCATAAGCAACAACCCGAACATCACAGGCATTGTCACCTCGCAAAAAGTAAAGGTAGTCATTTTGCCCTATTGTAACCCTGCGACTACGGACACGGGTCAGGAATTTACTGCTACCGCCCACAAAGTCAATTTCATAATCAGTCACCTGCTCACTTCCGTACAAATAATAAAGCCCATTCCAGCAATATTTGCCCGTGTCGGATGTCAGGTTCAGGTATTCCGTGCCGCCATATTCCTCGCCAAATTCAACTGAATAAGCAATATAAGAATTGGCACATTTTGCAGGGGCTGCCAATCCAAGTGTAAAATCATACGTCACATAATTCTGCAATATCCGTGACAAATCAAACACCCCATAGTTGGTAGTGCCGTAGAAAATAGGTGCTTTCAGTTTGGCTATGATTGTACCGGCTGCGTTTTTTACGACAGCCACAAACTTGAAATTCGTTTGAGTGTAGTTATTTGAGGACACAACATAAGCAACGGGTGAATATACCGGGCTTATGTCGTTCGGTTCGGTTTCGATTGTAATTGCCATCTACCTAAAAAAGTAGGTTTGTGCCTACCTATGTAGTGGCAATCTCACTTGTAACGTATGCCGTGATGGGTTTACCCAAGGCATCTCCCAAGTGCTGTGCGATTGCATCTATATTGGCAGGGGTCAGCACATCGTCAATAAAGTTAGCACCCTTGTAACCAAATCTTTTTATCGTTCCTTTGGATGCTATTTTGCGAGATATAGCAATCGCAAATGACCTGACCGCTTCATCCATTGTTTGCCCTTCCTTTGGCTTCACCTTTGCATACACCGTTCGTTTGTTTCTTATCCAATTTTCAAGCGACTGAATTGGTGGTTTGTTTCCGGGCCTTCTGCCTTGGTCAACATACAGATAATATTTTGACATCATAATCGGCACGGTCACTCCGCTTGGTGTTTCAATGAAATCACCCACACCCGTTTCCGCAATCAAGTTGCCTGTGGACTTCAAGTCCTTTCGTTCCATGTCCTCACGGATGGCATCAATTAAACGCTGTGCAACTCCAATAACAAGGTCAGCAAGTAATGAATTAGGCATAGGGCTGTCGGGTATCCCGAACTTATCCAGCAACCCTTTGTTGATTGCATCCAGTTGCGCTTTGGTAATGTTCACACTTATAAAAGTAGAAACCCCGACACAATGGCCGGGGCTTCATCCGTATGGGATTTGCACCCATGTCCTCACAAAGTGAGATGCTACTCAAAGGCAGTATTCATTCCTGCTTACACCAACGGTATTTCAAACTTACAACATTTCTTGCAAAAGTGCAATCTTGTAAACGGTGCTATCTTTGGCAGACTTTGCCGACTGCGCTGCGGTGTTTAATCGTTCTGTCCTTGCCCTGTCCTTTTCTGTTTGGAAACTGACTGCGTTTAAAAA